CACCTTTATATTTAATGTGAGTGAGAGTTAGATATATGTACCTAATGAGACTGGATAACAAGGGGGGGGGATACCGTACGACCATCAAGTACCCCCACCCGTGTATAGGTATATAACCCATCACCCACTGCGAAAATATTTTTTAGGTTTAAAGTCATGATGACATGGGCTTATTCGACAATTTTAGAAGCACCTCCTGAAGGAGTAACTCTTAACGAGCGAGTAATTGAGATTAATGGGATGCCGTTTCAAGAGAGGAGTGATTGTGAGTACAAGGTTAATTATTACAAGTTAATGGATTTGGTAGAGCGAGCACGAAATTTAACTGTGGAAGAGAAGAAGGAAGAGCCATTATTTAACGAGCTGAATCTTTACAGGAATATAATTGAAATTGATCTTTGGTTTTTTGTTTATTTTGTAATGAAGAATCCTTTAGCGAATCATCCATTTGTAGTTGAAGCCTGTAAGGAGATTGAGAACGAGACTGGGGACAGTTTAGAAGTTTGGGCGAGGGATCATTTAAAAACTACTATTATCAGTATAGCTAGGAGTTGTCAGAAGATTTTGAATGATCCTGAAAGAAGGATAGGAATTTTCTGTGCTGTGAAGCCTCTTGCAGTGAAGATTCAGAATGTTATTAAGGCGCTTTTTGAGTCACAATTTTTGATTAAGTGTTTCCCGGATATTTTGTATGAGGATCCTTCTCGCGAAGCGGAGAAGTGGTCTGAGGAGGGAGGGCTGATAGTAAGGAGGAGGGGTTTTTTCAGGGAGCCGACTGTATCGAGTTGGGGATTAGTTGAGGGTTTACCGGCTGGGCCTCACATGACTGATTTAGTTTATGACGATATTGTGACTCAAGAGTATCAGTCTGCTGAGATAATGGAGAAGATTTGCAATAATTTTGATATGTCTGAGAATTTAGGCACGAGGGATGTTGTTCGTACTGTTGTTGGAACTTTTTATCGTCATGATGATCCGCTTACTTATATTCGGGACAAGAAGGATATTGAGACAGGAGAGCCTCTTTTCAAGACGAGGAAAAAGCCAGCTACGGAGAATGGGGAATATAATGGAAGGGCTGTGTTTCTTCCGGAAAGAACTTTAAGGAGAAAGAGGAGTGGGAACAAGTATTTTTTCCATTGTCAGCAGTTATTGGATCCGACTCCGAGGGGGCATCAGAAGTTAGACAAGGAGAGGCTTATTTTAGTGAGTCGAGCGGATTTACCTAAGAGGCTGTATAAGTTTATGTTGATTGATGGTTCTGGGGACAAGGGTAGGAGAGTTGACAGGGCGGCTGATGCTTGGGCGTTTGGGGTTATAGGAGTTGAGCCTTATAGAAATGACAAAGGGGCTAGCAAGATATACATCCTTGACCTCATTATAGAGGAGATGGATTTAGTGAAGGCGCAGGAGACGGCTGTTGAGATGTATTGCAGGAATGGAAGGATATTGAAACTTGGAATTGAGAAGGTTGCGATGTCTACGACGGAGGTTCACATAGCGGCGGCGTTGAGGGCGAAGGGAAAGTATCTTTCTATAGAGGCTGGGAACTTGGAGATTTTAAAGCCGGCTGGCAGGGGGAAGCAGGAGAGGATAGAGGCTAATCTGAGTGGGCCTTTGTTGAATTCTAATGTACACATGTTGGAGAGTATTCCGGCGGCGTATCAAAAGAGGCTTCACATGGAGATGGATAGATTTCCATCTTGGCATGATGACGGATTGGACATGGTGAGTTATATTTACGATATGATTAAGGATTATCGTTTTGGGGTGCATCCAGAAGAGGTAAAGGTAGAGTCTAAGTATGACATAGCTTTTAGGAAGGCTCAGAGTAAGCGTGGCAGTGGTGGTGGGTGGCAAGTAGTTTAGATAAAGAAAAAATATATGCAAGAATTAAAGAAAACTACTCGTTTTGATGATGGTCATTGCCACATTGTTTATTTGAACTCTGAAACTGGCCTAGCTGGGATGAGTCCTGCTGAAGATGGTCATGAGCATGAGGTAATATTTGACCCGCCGAGAGAGCCTGTGGAAGCGGTGCCTGATTCTTTAATTGACCCTATGACTGGAGAGCAGATGCCGGCACCTGTTGGCGAGGATGGCTTACCGGACCAGATGCAGATTGAACAAGCTGTACAGATGGGGATGCAGTTTCAGCCTGGTACTCCGGGCGATCCTGGCAAAGAGGAGGGGACTTGGATAATGCGTCCTTCTGGGGCGACTCCTGAATCTTTGCACGAGCACGAGATAATTGAGTATCCGAAAAAGAAGAAAAAAACTAAGAAGGATGACGGGGAGCGAATTAAGGAGTGTTTGTCTCTTTGGAGGGAGGCTTTAGGGATTACTGCTGATTGTAGGGAGAAGGGAAGGGAGTCAGAGGATTTTTACAAAGGGAAGCAATGGCCTGAGTGGATGAGTAAGAATTTAAATGGGCTTGACAGGGCGGCATTAACTATAAATGAAATTGCGCCTAACATTGATGCTTTGTTGGGGTATCAGATGGAGCAGAGGACGGACATTAGGTATCTGCCGCAAGAGGATGGCGATCAGCGAGTAGCTGATATGTTGAATATTGTGACGAAAAAGATTTTGGATGCTTGTTATTTTCCAAGAGAGGAGAGCAAAGTTTTTAAAGACCAGTGCATTACGGGGTTTGGCAGTTTTTCATTGCACATGGATTTTAATAATAACATTGAGGGGGAGATTAAGGTTGAGAGGTTTCCTTGGGATGATATTGTTTATGGGCCTCATGAAAAAGAAGATTTATCTGATTGTGAGTACGAAGTAAGGTCAAGGTGGTTTAGTATTGCAAAGTTAAAGCAATTATTTGGAGATAAGGCTGAAGAGATTGAAGGAAGTTTTAAGGCTTATGCTGGGCAGTATCCAGACATAGATGCTTTGAATGATAATGGGATAAGTGGAACGAATACTGATTACAGGCTAGCTAAAAAAATTGACGATACAGTTCCTTATACGGTGGATGGTTCTTTTCCGCTGATTGATGTTCAGAAAAAACAGTATCGTTTGGCGCAAGTCGCGCAAAAAACTTATGTATCAGTGACGGTGGTGTTTAACCAAGAGGAGAATTATTTTTTCACGGCGTACGATTGGGAGAAAAGAGATATTGAGTTAGCAAGCACGATTCCTGGCTTTCAAATTATAAGTCAGATGAAAACGAGGATGCACATCACTAAATTTTGTGGGAATATTATATTAAGCGACGAAAACCCAGCAGACTTGCCGGTGCATGATTTTTTTACTGTTGCTGTTTATGGATATAGGCAAAATGGGGAATATTGGGGGAAGGTCGAAGCCGCAAAAGATCCACAACGAGAATTGAATAAGAATAGAAGTCAGGCGATGGATACCATGAATCGTTTGGGTGCTTCTGTGTATTATGTTACGGACGAGACTTTTAAAGACAATAACGAGAAAGAAAGGTTCAAGAAAAATAGAAGTAAGCCGGGGTCAATCTTTACGGTTAATAGTCCGAATGATATTCCGAAGTTAGAATCTGGTGCAGATTTTCCAGCGGCGTATGTACAGATAATGCAGCTCAATCAAGAGAATTTGCAAAGGCTTATGAATGTTGTAGTACCTCAAGGCGGGGCGAATGAGTCTGGGGCTTTGTGGATGCAGAAGCAAAAGCAAATGATGGGAGGCAACCAGTTTTTATTTGATAATTTATCTTTTGCGAAGCAGAGATTGGGGAAATTATTAATAAGTTTGATTCAGCGGTATTATTCTCCAGAGAGAATGATGAAATTATTAAACTCGCAATATTCTAAGCAGAAGTTTGAAGTCGGGGGGGAAGATTTTAGCCAGTTTTCGAGAGCAGAACTTATTGAGATGCTTTCTGATGCTGATTTGATGGACTACGATGTTATTGTGTCTGAAAGCAGCTTCTCTCCAAGTACAAGGCTTGGAATTGCAATGGCGCTGTTTGATATGATGGCTAAGGGCGCACAGATTAATCCAGTATTGCCACTTAAATTTATCGACATGCCAGCAGATTTAAGAAGAGAAGTTACTGAAGGGATGGAGCAAGAATCAGCTCAAGTTGCTCAGACGGCTGCGAATACTAGCAACACGGAGATTAAGAAAACCTTACTAGCGAAGGGGCAATATACGGTTAGCCCAGAAGAAGCTCAAGAGATGGGACTAATCCCGACTGGAGCACCGCCAGAAAATGCCCTATTGGCAAATGGTGCGGAAAGTGCAAATAATGCAGAAGAGATAACCCAGGCCGACGAGTACGCTAACCAACTGGCTAGTTCGCTTGCTGGGTAAAGGAGAGAAATTTGGATCCAGAAAATATAGGAAACGAAGCAGTACAGGATGAATCTGATGACATGGTGGAGCTTCACGAAGCCTCCATTCAAGATATAGATGCTGAACTTGCGAGACAAACCGAAGAAGAGAAAACACAAGTAGTAGACAGTGGTTCTTCCGAGGCTCCTGAATCTAACGATCCAAGTCAGAATCCGAATCCAAAACCAGCCGCACTTGTGAATGAGCCTAAAAGGGTGAATTCTCCAGAAGTTGCAACGGCTGGAGCAGAACCCTCAAAACCGGAGAGACAATTATCACCGGAAGAAGTTCAGGGCATCGTTGCTGAAAACAAGCGACTAAAGGATGAAGGGAACCAAAAGGAACTTTTTATTCAGAAGCGTGGAACAGAGCTTGGTCAGTTACGTCAGGAAAATGCGAGGCTAAAAGCCGAGCGTGTTGCAGACAGGGCTAGACTAGTGGAAGGGCTTGATGATAAATTTGCGGAAAATCCCAGCGAGGCAATGGCCGATAGGGATCGCATTAAAAGTATTGATCAAGACCTTGTTGCGATAGACCAGCACACAGCAGATGCAGAACAAATTGTTGAGGCTCAAACTTTTTTCCTTCAGAATATTGATACGGAGAAAGTCAGCATAGATGATATGTCTGAGATGCTTAGGGGCGATGGAGTACCAGAGGAATATGTCACTGCCTTTAAAACTAACCCTTGGAAGTTTACGACTCCAGAGGCTTTAGTTCAAATGGGTAAGAGGGCAATGGAGAAAAAAGAATTTAAGTCGGCAGATAGTGACCGTAGGATTCTTGCAGCGCATATTTTGAAGCAAAATGAGGAGATCGGCAGACTAAAGGGCCGTCCTGCTCAAGTGATTCAGAATGTGCAAAAAAGGCTTAATGCCGCTCCTCCTTTAACTTCGGCAAGCTCTAAGGCTCAAGCTACTGCTAATGTATTTAGTGAGGATACTATCGCTCAAATGTCGGAAACGGATTTGAATTCTGCCTTACAGAATGCCACTCGTCACTAATCGCTTTTGAAGAAAAAGTTCCTTTAAATTAATTTTTTAGAGGAATAAATGAAAACAATTTTCGCAACAAACAACGCACTAACAAAAAAACTTTGGGAGGAAAGGCTTTTTCGTGATGTTGAAATAGAGAGCTATTTCGTATCACGATTTATGTCAGAGTCCGACAATAATCTCGTACAGGTTCAAACTGATCTTACTAAAGACCAGGGCGATCAGGTTACTTTCGGGATTGTACCGAATTTAACTGGGGACGGCGTTACTGAAGGCCAAGTGCTTGAAGGGAACGAAGAAGGATTGACTAGCCATGATTATTCAATCGTTTTGAGCCAATACAGACATGGAACTAGAACAAGAGGAAAACTTGATGTTCAAAGGGCAATGTTTAGTATCCCAACAGTTAGCCGTGAAAAGCTAAAAATCTGGGGCGCTGAAAAAATTGACAAGTTGCTTGTTAATGCTCTTTTGGCAAGTCCTACAAAGATTCTTTACAGAGACGGAGTGGCGGGTGCTCCAAGTGGAACTACTTCTGCATCAACTGCAAAGACAGCTTTGTCAGCGGCTAATTCTAAGATCACACCAAACTTTATCTCTGCTTTAAGAGTATGGGCTAAAACTGGTGGAGGTGGTCAGACCTACCGAATTCGTCCTGTTAAGATGGACGGGCAAGAGTGGTATGTGCTACTTGTCAACCCGGCCGTAATGTATGATTTACGAATTGATGCTACATTCCAGTCAGCTATGAAAGATGCTCAAGAGCGTGGGAAGAATAACCCACTCTTTAAGGGTGCAACAGCAGTATGGGACAATGTAATTATCCATGAAACAGAAAGAATTCCTCTTTTCACTAATGGCGGTGGAGCGGCAGTTGTTGGAGCTTTCGGAGCCTTGATGGGAGCGCAGTCACTTGTATGGGCGTGGGGACAAAGACCTAATACAGTACAAGAAGAGTTCGATTATGGTAATGAACAGGGTTACGCATGGGAAATGATGGCGAAAGCTGGAAAGCCTGTGTTTAACAGCAAGGATTACGGAACAGTCGGAGTTGTATTTGCGGCTACTGACGTAACAACCATTTAAGGTCAATGCCCCCAGAAATGGGGGTATTTATTCGGGAAATTAATAGATAAAAGTTTAGGAGAGAATTAATATGGCAACTTATGTTTCAATAAAAGCGGCTACTGGAGTGCAGAGCCGCCAGGACGAGCACGACGATACTATTTATTGCGAATTTGATATTGTAGCAGCAATCGCAACAGCAGCAAATGGTGGTGGTGGAGCTGGAGGTACAGCTTTTGTTCTCAATGACGTTGTGCAGATGGTCAAAGTCGGTGCAGGTTCTACAATACTAAGCGTATTGTTATCTGTAGACGCTCTTGATTCTTCTACTGGTATTGTTAGTGCAGTAGGAGATGGAACTGATGATGATAGGTTTATCACAGCATCTACTATTGGGCGTTCGGGAGCAGCAGGGGTGGTGGTTCTAAATAACCATGCAGGGCATCTTTATAAGTACACTGCCGAAGATACCATTGACTACAAGGTTACAACTGCCGCAAGCGGAACAGCATCAGTGGCTGGTTTGATTAGGCTTTCAGTTAGATTAACTCCTCAGCAGTAAAGAGGAAAAGGGGGGGCGAAAGCTCCCCTTCTTAAACACTTTTTATAAAATGACGCTATCATGGCAATTACTGACTTTGATTATCTTGCAACAAGGAATGAAGTCATACAAAGGGCGTTTAGGATAGTTGGAGCTTTAGAGCCAGGGGAAGTTCTTAGCGCAAACATGCTTGCTCAGGGAGTAGATGCCCTTCAGCAGTTAGTTAAGTCTTGGAGCAATAAGCACTTATTTTTGTGGAGCTTTGATAAAAGCTCTTTTGCTACTGTTTCCACTCAATTATTATATACCATTACAGATTTAAGCGGCGAAGATGACGCTATTATTGGGCTAGATAAGGCTTGGGTAGTAGATTCCACTCAAGACCTTCCACTAGAAGTCATTTCCTACTCAAGGTATCAAGATATTCCCGACAAAGCATCTACCGGCAGACCTTTAGCAATTGCCTATAAACCTACTCCGAACCCAAGTTTTTACTTATGGCCTGTTCCTGATGCAGTCTACACAATTAAGACTTTATCCATTTACCCTTTAAAAGACTTTGATGATGCCTCTGGTAGTGGCGATTTACCGGCAGAATTTCAAAAGGCACTTACTTACGGATTGGCAGAAGATTTATTTGATGAGTATCCTGGGCCAATGAACGAGAGGACTTACATTGCAGGGAAAGCTCAGGAGCTTTTTCGGCAGGCTAAAAATGCAGACATGCCAGTAGAGACAAATGACATAGTAGAAGGGTTTTATAGAGGAAGGTATTAATTTATGGCAGATGTCGTTGATTTTTTATTATCTGGTTTTACTGATAATTCTGGCAATCCTCTTAATGGTGGAAAAGTTTACAGCTATCAAGCTGGAACCACTACGCCTAAATCTTTATTTACCAACTCCGCTGGAACTATCGTAGAAACAAATCCAGTAATTTTAGATTCAAATGGTAGAAAGCAAGTCTATGCAAGTGGAGCATATAAATTAGAAGTTAAAACCGCGGCAGATGTTCTTCTTTACACTTTAGATAATTTATTTATTGGCGAGTACGCCACTAATCTTGATGAAGTTGCGGTGCTAAATACTGCTGGCTCTCAAATTATTATTAATACTGCAATCACACTGACTGGAAATTTAACACTAACAGCACCACTAAAAATTGAAAAAGGTGGGAGCTTTATAACTGCTGGGTATCTTCTCACAATTCAAGGCTCTTTTGAAGCTGGATTATACCAAGTATTTACAGCGGCCAGTGGAACAGTTGCTTTAGCCGTTAGTGCGCTTACCGAAGTTCGCGCTGAATGGTGGGGGGCAATACATAATGGCACTGATTCTGCTGCTGCGATTAATAGTGCCATCGCTTCTCTTGCATCAACCGGCGGCTGCGTTGCGCTTCCAAATGGATTATTAAATATCCAGAGCGAGATAAGCGTAAGTAGATATGGGGTGTTTATTCGTGGTGCTACGCCTGTAGAAGATAGCGGGCGTACTGAAATTCGTTATACTGGATCATCTGATAACGCAAAAGCTATCATCCGATGTACTGCGGCAGCTCAAGGATTCTGTCTAGCTAATGTGTTTCTTAATGCAAACGAACTCGCTGGCTACTGTTTGTATCAAGTTGGCGATCCGACTCCGCTAAATACAAGGGGTGGTCGTTTAGATTCCATTACATTCCAAGGTTATCGATCTAAGGGGTGGGTAATTGGAGATCATACAGATACGCTGAATCCAGCGCAATTTCAGATTATTAATGCTTATGATTTGAAGTTCACTGGCGGCGCAACTGGCCTTGATGCTGATGGGATTCATGTCAACGCACAGAACATGGAATGGCTCAATATTTTCGGCATCTATATAGATCCGCCGTCAAGCCCTGCCCGTCACCACAGAAACCATATCCGTCATATCGCTGGTGGAGTGAACATAGTCGGCTTGCTCTCCACTCGTGCTGGTACTATTACTCTAACGGCGCATCCTGCGATTTACAGCAAAGATCATCTACTTATCAATGGCTGGCGGTCTGAGGATCGGTGGTTAATTGGCGGTGCAGCGGCGGTTGCGGGGGGTCCGATTCATATTGTTGGGCTTGACCAACGAGCACCAGATCTTCTCGGCACTGCTACTGTCATAGATGTCAATTGGTTGGAGCGGCCAGTTCATATCCAAGGGTCGGTTGACGGCTCTATCACTATCGGCGCTACAAATGAGCGTATGTGTACGATGGATATCCAATTTAAAAAATCGGGAGGTGTTTTCGTATTTTCAGGGCCACAGAACCAACGAGGTTTTTATCGAGACATGAGCACAGGCAATGTTAAACACATGGGATCGGCTCCTGCATTAGACTTGTTATATCAAGACGGTACTCGTCGATGGGCCGTAGTTGATGGGTCGGTGTTTGAAGTTCGTACTCAGATGCCTAGCCTCACAGCTGACCAAAACGATTATATACTGACAGCCGGGGTTGCATTTATACTCACTGCTAATGCTGCTCGCAGCATTACTGGCTTTGATGCTGGCTCTCCAGGGCGGCATGTTCGTCTTTTTAATGTCGCTGCTAATGCAATAACTTTAAAGCACCAAAATGCTGGATCTGTGGCCGCTAATCGAATTACCTCGACCACAGGTGCTGATATTGTTTTAGCAGAGAACGAAGGCGTGGAGCTTTGGCGAGATGCTACGCTTGCGACTTGGCGCGCATGGAAGCTGTAAGTTTGTAGTGAAAAATTATATATTATGCCAACTGTGCCAATACCACTTTTTACACGCAGCTATAAAAATGCGGATGAAGCTGTCTTAGTCGATGATGCCGCAATTCAATATAATGGATTTATTGATGAGCTTGAAGGATTAAACATTCGTCCAGGCGAAGTGTTAGCAAACAATACAGCAAAGAGAAACGATGGTCTTTTCATGTGGCCGGACAAGAATTTTATTATTTCCGTTAATCAAGGAGCAGTTACTCTTCACACTGTTTCAGGTGAAACTCTTGTAGATGCCTATGCCGTAGGCTCCGTTACTTTTAGCGGTAGCAATATAGTTAGTTTCTGCAATAGCGGGACCAGAGTGTTTATGGCAGGGGGCGGCAAAATAAACTACGTCAGTGAAACTGGCGTTGTCACAGAACTTGCAGATGTTGATGCTCCGAACAATGTTACTCATGTTGCTTTTTTAGATGGCTATATTCTTGCCATTAATGGAGACGGTAAATTTTACTGGTCTAACATTCCTACAATAACAGATTGGAGCGTGCTAGACTTTGCCAGCGCAGAAGCTAATCCAGACAATACAAAATCCCTTCATGTAGTTCAAAGACAAATTTATATTTTAGGTACTGTCAGTACAGAAATTTGGGAAAATGACGGGAGTAGCCCCTTTGTTAGAATTCCAGGCGGCGCAATAGAGGTGGGATGTGCAGCAAAATATTCTCCAATTAAAAGAGGGAATACTTTAATGTGGCTCTCTCACACTAGGGAATTTGTTCAATTTACTGGAACGGATGTCGAATTCATTTCTAGTAGATACAATAAAGAGATTGCTAAATTTAGTGATGTATCAGACTGCATTGGTGCGTTAATTCACCAAGAAGGGCAAGAGTTTTGCGTATTCCATTTTCCAACAGAGCAAAGGACTCTAGTTTATAATCCAGCGCTAGAAGATTGGTCAGAGTGGGGCAATTGGGATTCTATGGGATCTACTTGGTTGCCGTATGATTTTAGGTCAACTGCTTATGACTTAAAGACTGGCAAAACTTTTGTTGGTAAACATTTAGCTGCCTGTTTAGTTTGTCTTAATTCTGATTCGAGAGTGGATTTTACTTCTGGCATTACTTCTCGTCCATTTAAGTTTTTACGAAGAACAGGCCATATTGATAATGGGACAACTAAAGAGAAAAGGCTCGAAACATTAAGTTTTAAAGCGAAAAGAGGAACCGGCATTTCATCTGGCAGCCCAAAATTAATGCTACGCTATCGAAATAACGGTAGTAATACTTGGTCGAATATCCGAGAAATTAACTTAGGCGACATTGGAGACACTGAGCATTTTATTCATTTGCATAGACTTGGAATTTACAAATCAAGGCAGTATGAAATTTCAGCTACTGATAATGTGCCGATAGTTCTTTCAAATGCGGAGGCCGAGATTACGGTGTTAAGATGAGCTTTACGAAAGTTACGTCACCGCCTAAAGATTTAACCTCTTTCATGGGGCGAAAATGGTTAGAATCTTTGAATCGGCAAAATGCCGATCTTGGTACAGTTATAGATTTACGGTTTTTGCTAATAGCAGCGAGCTCGCTACTTCCTAATTCTAGGTCTTTAACAGTAGCTTCTAATTTAATTTTGACCGATGGTGGAGCTGGTGGGAATCTGCAAATCAGTTTGAATGTCACCAATGGTAATGTGTGGACAGCAGATCAAAGTGTTCCTGATGAGGCTTATGGAGTTGGTTGGGATACTTCCCTGGAAGTTCCGACTAAAAATGCGCTATATGATAAAATCGAGGCTCTAGCCGGAACTATTCCTTCTGCATACACTAATGAAGATGCTCAAGATGCTGTTGGGGCAATGATTGACCTGACTTTAGTGTATGTTGATGGAACCCCACTATTGGGAATTAATTTAACTAATCCTAATGTATGGACAGGCAAACAATCTTTTTCGGAGCCAGTTAAACTTCCAAGCTATACAGTGGCAACTTTGCCAGTAGGACCAGCTCAGGGAGAGATTTGCTATGTTACTGATGCCCTAACCCCTACCTATTTAGCAGTAGCCGTTGGGGGTGGGGCTGTTGTTGCTCCAGTGTTCTATAACGGTACAAATTGGGTTACAGGGTAATAAAATAATAGGTAGTTTCAAAAAAATATTTTAATGGTTATAGTATGTGTACTGTATTTTGGTTGTAAATACGTGGGCAGAACAGCCTATTGGAATTTTATTAGAGTATTTTAAAGAACATTTTTATGAAACATATTGTGGCTAAATTAATACCCGCTCTATTCTTAATCCCTTCCTTGCTTCTCGCACAGGATAATATCAGTCAAAGCACTGGTATTATTGGCAATGGCCGCCTTTTAGGTGCAAAAACCTATGACGGTCAGACCACGGTTGGTATTCTTGGGATAGATTCTTCTGGCAATACTACTATTCAGTCTTTGTCGGGGAAGGCGGTTACTATTCCTGGCGCTTTATCTGTGACAACTTCACTCCTTCCTGCAACTGACAATGCGGTAGATATAGGCTCTGATACATTGACTTATCGCACTCTTTATACTGGTACAAGTAGGATTGCCAAGACTTCAGATATTTTAAGAGTAAGGCAAGATGCTCAAAGACTTTTCACTTGGGACGCTTCTAGCGATACGGCTTATACATTTACCTTTGGGGATGGTGGAACTACAGCAACGCAAATTTTAGGAATCCTTGCTAGTACAGCCGATAGTGATGACGATAGCGGTATACAGATAAACGGCGGCGGCGCTAATAGTTCTACTAGAGGCTCAGGGATTAAACTTTGGGGCAATGAAAATGCTGGATCAGATGGGGCGCTGGAAATTTTCGGAGGTGCCGATAGCGGATCTTCTATCTACATAGACATAAACAATGTTTCAGCAGCATTGGCCATTAGGAATACTTCAGATGCTACAATGTGGTCTTTTTCAGACGCGGGTATACTTAAAAATGGCTCGGCTGGTAGTGACTTAGCTCTTTCTACGACTGGAACGACCATAGCAATCCAAGAAGCCACAGCCGCTTCGGCTTGTTCTGGAACTTTAACAGCTAACGGAGCAACGCCGGTGGTTGTTTCAACAACTTGTGCAAGAACAGGTTCGAGAATCTTTCTAGCAAGAACGAGCGCTGAAACTGGAACTGTTTCGGCATGGAGATCGGCATTAACTAACGCGACTAGTTTCGCGGTTACTTCAGAAGCGGCAGATACAGGAACCTATGACTGGTTTATTATTCATGAGGCTGCTTAATGAAATTAGCAATTGTCGCAACTGTATTACTTCTGTCAGGATGTGTAATCAAAACACAGCAAGTTCCAAATGAGATTGAACTAGCTGATGTTGCGAAAATTGTTAATCAGAATGCAGAAATTCTGAATCAGACCAACAGTGTGATTCAGGAAGTCATTGTGATATTGAAACAGAAAGGAATTTTGCCTACGCCAATACCTACTCCGAAGGCTAAAAAGTAAGGGCTGTGGCATTAACTTATATTTATGCTTGAGGGATTTTCATGGATTGGTTTGATTCAGTAACGGAGGGAATAGGCTCTCTTTGGGATACCGGAAGGGCATTAATCACTGATGACAAAGGCGATTTGTCATCGTGGGTTAAACCTGTAGTAAGTGCTGGAATAGGTGCCTTAAATCAATCCAATGCCGATACTACTCGAAGTCAGTATTTGGAATATTTAAGGCAAAAAGAACAGCAAAACTTTGCAAGCTCTACAGATGCCATCAATGCTTACAACGCACAACTGATGGCGGGTGGTGGTGGTGGTGGCGGCAACAGCGGGGCAGCGGCCACAGAAGCCAACAGACAGAAAGCCGCTAAAAAAGCCAACAAAGTAACGCAAAAAAACTACAAAGAGCTTTTGAAAATGTATGCTCCTTATCGGCAGACAGCGGATAAATTACTTCCTGAAATGACTCAGACCTACCAAAATTCTTTAGGGCTACAACAGGCTTTAGGGAATTTTGTAAATGCTCCAGAGCAAATGGCTAAATTAAATGGGAGTATCCCAGCTTATAATGTAAATATTCCATTACCTGATTCAGTGAGGATTAAATAATGGTACCACAACCGGTACGTTTTGGCACTCCTCCTCCAGTTGGTACGCCTCCTATGAGCCCCTATCAGCAGTGGCTATTATCTCTTGGTGAACAGACAAATACTCCTCAACAATCGCAACAGCAGAAACCCCAACAGCAAATGCCAGATATTCCAATCGAGAGACTGGTCGATATGTTTTCAGGAGAACAAGCCACTGGACTTGCTACTGACGAAGTTGCAAATCAGGCTTGGAACGCTGCGGCAAATGCCGCAACGAACGAAGTCGGAACTCAAGCCGCTGGACTTGCTACTGACGAAGCTGCAAATCAGGCTTGGAACGCTGCGGCAAATGCCGCAACGAACGAAGCCGGAACTCAAGCCGCTGGAAGTATCATAGGCAATGCTTCTAGTATGGGAGCGGGTCCATTGACTGCAATTGCAACGGCTACATATCTAGGTGGTAAATCCGCATACGATATGATGAAGGGTAAAAACGATAAATCTATGTCCGGGATGGTTGGGAGAGGATCTTTAGCTTTGGCGACAGGTGGGCTTTCTGAAGTTGCTAGACCCTTCATGATCAGGAAATCTACTAAAGAAATTCAGAAAGGAAGAGGCGACAAACTACAAAAAGAACTAGGCTCTGCATATTCAAGAGCAGGGGCCGGAAACCCTCAAGCCAATGCAGATTTTTTTAGAACACGAGATGAAAAATACTTAGGTACGGATGATACAGAAGGCGCAGATGCTAATTATGAAATCCTTCCTGATTACTTGACGAAGTATAACGCAGATCAAAGAACGGAGATTCAGAGAAGAACTCTATCCGAAAATCTCTGGGATGAAAGAAAGGGTGGGCTGTATGTTAAAGACAAGGACAGGTTTCAGCAGATAGCCGATGAGATCCTAAAGGGTACTGGTGGGAATACTCCCCCTGGTGGGAATACTCCCCCTGGTGTGGTCGGAACTAGGCCAGCACCAGGAATAACCATGCCTCCAGGCTTTGGTCGCCCTGGCAGTTGGGTTGATTCAAAAGGGAATAAGGCAACGGGTATCGATCCTGGATTCACGATGGGGAACAGATTTATTCCAGATAGTGGCAGAATGGGGGGAACTCCTGCATTGGCTCCAGCTCCGGTTATGATTCCTAGAACTTCAACAAGATCTCCGGGTATCGGATTGGATGGAAAGCGTATAAGGTATTAAGGATAAAATGGCTTACTTTACATCAAAACTAGGAACAAAGATTAATGTTGGAGGCTTACAAGGCCAGCAGTTAAACCGTGTTCAAAAATTAGCAAACAGAGGATACGGCACAAAAGCTGCCGGGATAGCCAATAAATTTCAAACTAAAATTCCAAAAGTAGGGATTAATCCTATTACAGAACCTACTCCTCCCACAACCGCTGTAAAGCCTATTAACTTTTCTCCCCCTGGAACTGTGTCAGCAAACCCAGGGATGCCAAATGCAGGAAGAGAGAATGCAAATACTCTTTTTCCCAATACTAGAATGTTTGAACCTCAAAACTATGAGGGATCCCCTCTTTATAAATTCCAAGTACAAGAAGGGCAGAATCAACTTACAAGATCTTTAGCAGCGAGAGGCTTATCTAATTCAGGAAAAGCCATTAGAGACGAGCTAAATATTCCTATGATGGCAGCGGCTCAAGACACTGACCGCATGACACGAGTTGCTTCCGAGAACGCTGATAGGCTTCAATCTATGCAGCAAAATGAAGCTCTAAGGTTAGAGAGGGCAGGGGATAATCAATGGAGCAGAGCCTTTAGTTTGGCTGATTTGATGGCATCTCAATCACCGTGGGCGGCTGGATTAGCTGGATTAAATAATTCAGCAGATTTAAGAAAAGGCAAAGGGGATGCAAAGGCAAACTACCTTCGAGATGCGTATGGTAGGGTTTTTGGCGGTGGTGGTGGCGGTGGTGGAGCTGCTCGCGCTCCTGTTCCGCTTCCTGCGGGGCCAAACTATACAAATTTAATGCCTGCTCAAATTGCGGCTAATGGTGTTTCCAATAATGGCTGGATGGATATTTTAACGAGCGGACTAGGTGGTCTTTTCGGAGATGCAAAATAAATGGCACCAGGCTATAAACCCATTGCTTTAGGAGCTTTGCCAGCGGGGCTAAGTTCTTTATTCCAAGTAAAAGCACCTTTGACACTTAATAATGCGATTGCTGAAGAAGAAACACTGCAAGGTGTGGAGCTGCAAAACCAAGCAAGGGAAATACAAGTTGCAGAAGCGCAAAGGCAAGAGTCTCAAAATCAACGAAGAAGAGATCTTTTAACTGAAAAATTTGGAACATTATCTCCTGACCAATTTGACCCTAACGAGGCTTTCAGGGTAATTCAAGGATTAGCCTTACAAGAGGGCGACTCGGATACTGCTTTGAATGTTGAGCGCGTAATAAGTGAGCGGCAGTATGGACGGCAGGGATATCAACCATTAACTGAAGCGCAAAGACAATTTCTAGCCCCTGTTCTTGGAAATGAAATACCAGAAGGAATTACAGAGAAAGATGTCTCACTAAGAAGCACATTAGAGCGTGGGAATATATACGGCCAGCAAGTAGCCGAAACAAAAGACAAGCGTCAAGATGGATTACAAAGTCTTGCCCCTGGTGGTTTTACAACAACAATAGATCCAGCGACAGGCCAAGGACCAACAGTTAATGATGGTAAAAAGTTCACAGCAACCGTCGCTGCTCATAGTCGTATCAATTCAGACCTAGATGCGCTGGAAGCCAGTTTTCAGGTATCTGGAGGAAATGATCCAAGTCATCCAGAGTTTCAACGTCAAAAAGCTATTCTTGGTGACATAATGATCGCCTTAAAAGAAAAGAATAATTTTGGTGCTGCCTTGACAGTAAACGAGCAGATGATAAATAACTCTGGGCTACCTCAAGTTTTTTCAAGAATAGATTCTGGTCTGGGTGAAGCATTTGCAGCATCGGGGCTTGGTAGAGATCCTATTGAAGCTGTTCGTAATATGCGAGCACTGCTTTCTACTGACTTTGATCAACAAGCTACGATTTATAAGTTTCAACCAAAAGCAAATAATGGATTGCCGGCGGCTCAATCGGGACAATCTTTTAGAATACCAAGAGCTAATAATCAGCAGCCCGTTGGATCAAGTAGCTCTCTCCCTAAAAATTCAGATGGTACTGCTTTAACTCGTGAACAATTCATGGCGCTCCGTAATGGAGGTCAATAGATGGATGAGTACGAACAGTATTTGGCTGACTTTGAATACGACCAATACATAAATCAATTCAACGCTGAATCTACTCCAAAAACCCCAAAACCCCCTGCCTCTGCCCTTGGAGCAGATTATACAAAATCAGCATGGAATACCCCCATAGAAGCGTTGTCTGAATTTCCATCATCGTTAATGCAATTCGGGAAGTCTGCTTATAATCTTCTTCAACCCTTTGATGCTCTAGCCATCGGCGATCAGCCTAGTGGTTTATACGATACAATAGCAAATGCTGGTGCTGAAAAAACAGCTAGAACAACTGGTGGTATTGCAGCAGGACTAGCAGGAGCAGCCTCACTTGCACCATGGGCGGCGGTGGGCGGCGCAGCTCTTGGTGGTCCGTTCGCACCAATAACAGGGGCAATGGGGGGAATAGTGGGCGGTGCAGCAGGATTTGCTGGTGGTATGACTGGTTTTAACATGACAAATGATGTCATTGCAGATGAATTTAGGCCAGCAAGCGAATACGGCAAGGATTTTATTTACGATACTACGCAGAACTTGATTCCATTAATGGGATTCAAGTCATATAAAAGTGGGGCTCGTGGTGTAAGGAAAGCCATAGAACCTTACACTCGAACTGGCATGGAGGATCGTGTACTCTCAGAGCTTAATACTAAAGCTCCGGGCTGGTATGACACAGTGA